ACATGGGGAATGGTAAAAGGTCAGATAGGTAGATTAATGGATGACCTTATGAAAGTAAATAAAGAACTAGAAGTTATACAAGCTAGACTTGATTCTAGTGAAGCAGGAGAAGCGGTAATGAAACACCAGTTAGGCATTTTAGGTTCAATGTTGTCTCCAGATAATCAAGAAAATAAAGCAAGAGAAGTAGAAGCTTTACATCATAGAGTAAACGCATTACGTAGAGATTGCGATACGTTAATGCACACACATAACGGGAAACACCCACCAATTTAAGAGCGTTTAAACATGATCTCACTTTTAGGTAGTCTTTTAGGTTTTGTTACTTCTACAGGTCCCTCTATATTTAAAACATTTATGGACGCTAAACAAGACGCTAGAGATAAAGAACATGAGCTTAAAATTATGGCTCAACAATCTCAAGATAGACGAGATGAAGCTTTAATAGAAAGTGTAGGCGAAGCTAATATTGCAGTCCATAGAAGTTCTGATGAACAAACTAAGAGGGCAAGTACATGGGTCGTAAATCTTTCCGCAACAGTAAGACCGCTTATTACTTATTTCTTTTTCTTGGAATTTGTGTTGCTTACTTTTCTTTCGGCTTTCGGTCTGATAAGTCTGGAACTGTTTCAACTCCTGTGGTCAAGCGAAGTAGTGAGCATCTTTTCTGTGATTATCTCGTTTTGGTTCGGGCAACGATTAGTCAGCAAGTGGACAAAGTGATAAATAAAGAAGGGATAGAGTTGATAGAAAGCTTTGAAGGGTTCTCTTCTGAACCGTATAAAGATGTTGCAGGTATATGGACAATAGGTGTAGGATCAATTTACGGACTTAACGGTAAGCGTGTAAAAGCAGATCACAGGCATATTAGCAAACAAGAAGCTTTGCAGTTAATGAAAAGAGATTTAAAAAGAACTGAAGTACGAATATCACAATTAGTTAATGTTCCTGTAACTCAAAATCAATTTGCCGCTTTATGTAGTTTTGTGTATAATGTAGGTTCAGGGGCTTTTCAAAGAAGTACAGCAAGAATGAAGTTAAACAGGTCTGATTACGAAGGATGTGCTAACGAGTTCTTAAGATGGAAGTACGCTGGTAAACGATCTATTCCCGGACTTCTTAGAAGAAGAAAAGCAGAACGAGAATTATTTTTAAGTGAGGACAAAGCATAATGGCATATAGAGCTATGATTAATAAAGTCTTAAGAAGGCTAAGAGAAGATACAATATCTGCTGATTGGATTGGAGCTTTAGAAGATTCTGCTGATGTAGATTCTTACCATAAATTAGTAGGGGATTTTATTAACGAATCAAAACAAATAGTAGAAGATGCTTGGTCTTGGAGTTTCTTAAGATCACTTAAGACTGTTACAACTGAATCTGGAACAGCTACCTATGTTATTCCTGATGCAACTAATAGAACAACTGTTTTACAAGTAATTGATGATACATCTGATTATCAAGTTCCTCAGTTATCTGATGCAGATTTTTATAAATATACTCTTGTAGGTACATCTACAAATGGCACTCCCATGTACTACAGACTTAATGGAAATTCCATTTCTTTTTTTCCTACACCAGCAGATGTTTATTCAATAAAGACACATATAGTTCTTCCTCAAGCTGACTTAAGTTTAGCTACAGACGTTTTAACGGTTCCAGAAGAACCAGTAATTTTAGGTGCTTATTCTTTAGCTTTGTCCGAAAGAGGTGAAGATGGAGGAACAGCTAATTCTGTAGCTTCAGCTAGATTTGGAACAGTTCTTTCTGATTTTATAACTAAAGATTCTAACAGAACTTTAAACGAAACTGTATGGTATGCCAGTTAAAGCTTTAACACCTATAAAGTTAGATGGTTTAGGCTCAAAGGGTTTAAACACACAAGGTAGTGCTTCTACATTAGGTCCTGAGTGGCTTACTGAAGCGTCTAATGTTGTGTTTGATTTCCAAGGTAGAATAGGTCCAAGAAAAGGTATTAAATCTATTTCTAAAACTGTTTCTCACCCTGTAAAATCTATTGGTGAGTATGTTAAGTCCGATAGAACTACAGAGTTTTATTTAGGTTCTAACAATGCTATTTATAAAAGAGATACCTCTACTACCCCAGAAACACTAACTGCTCAGTCTTTTGGGGGAAGCCCACAAACTATTTCTAATTCTAATTGGCAGTGGGTAAACTTTAATAACGAATTATGGGCAGTACAGGCAAGTCATAAACCAATTAACTTTGACGGTTCTACTTGGAAAGACGTAGAGGACTTATCTGCATATGCCGCTAATAGTGGTGTGACTACATTTAACCCCTCATGTGCCTTAGGAAACTTTGGACGTATGTGGTACGGAGGTATTACTGAAGACCCCGGAACAGTGTTTTATTCAGATAACTTAATTGGTGAAAAGTTAAATGGTGGGGCCGCTGGTTCTTTAAATTTAAGGACTGTTTGGGGATCAGATGAAATAGTAGGTTTTAGTTCTATCATGGATAAAATAATTATCTTTGGTAAAAACAACATAGCTATTTACAGTGGTGCATCTAATCCTGCTACAATGACACTAGACGAGCTTATACAGGGCGTAGGGTTAGCAGGTAGAGATAATATAGTTAACGTAGGTGCTGAAGTTTTATTTATGAGCTACGAAGGTCTACAGGCTTTGTCTCGTATTACAGCCACGGACGGTAAAGCACCTATAACTGATTTATCTATATCTGTTCGTAACTCTTTAAGTTACTATCTAGCTACTGGAGATTTAACTACAGTTAAGTCAGCTTATTTTCAAGAAGAAGGTTTAGTTGTTACTTTTGTTCCTGAGAATAATTTAGCTTATGTATTTGACTTTTCTGCTTCATCCCAATTAACAATACCAAGAATAACTATTTGGTATTTTATTGATCCTCCTTTGTGTGGTGTAGGTACTGTAGATGGTAATTTTATTATGGGAATGAAAAATACTATAGCATCTTATGATGGTTATTATGATGTAACAATTACAGATACTACATCTTCTAATGGAAGCTCAGGAGCCTGTAGTACAGCAGGAGGAACATGGGACGGTTCTAAATGTTGGAGTACGACAGATAATATTTATAACTACACATGGTCAACTACATGGTTAGATTTTCAACAACCTACAACGACTAAAATATTAAAAGAAGGTCTTTTCTACTATCAAGGAGGAAGAGGTTCTGCAACTGCTTTACAAATATATGTAGATTATGATTCTATAAATCCACTTGTTAAATCATTTAATTTAGCCGCTACAGATGAATCAGCCCTTTATGGAGTTTCAAGTTCTCTTTATAGCGTATCTAAATTTGCATCTAAAGTAGGTCCAGTAGAATACAAAGTTCCTTTAGGACGCACAGGTAAAGTAATTAAAATGCGAATGATTACGGAAGTAGTGGGAGATTTTTCAAGTTTAGTATCAGCTACGTTACTGACGAAACAAGGTAAGACAAGGTAAAAAGGAGAAAAAGATATGTTAGAAAGTTTAGGAGGTTGGGCTGGTTTACTGGGTGGAGGCTTATCCTACTTAGGTTCTAGGGCAAACGCTGATGCAAATATTCAGGCGGCTAGAGAACAAGCGGCAGTTCTTAATCAAAATGCTGATGCTGTAATAGAGGCTGGTACGCCTTATGGTGTGGGTAGTGTAGGTGGTACAGCAGAGTTTGACCCAGACAGTAAAACCGCACTGCTTAATCTTTCTCCTGAACTCCAAAGTATTTACCAAGGAGCCTTAAGCAGAAGTGGACTTTGGGGAGATCAATTAGCTCAGTATTCTGGTGATCCATTTGCCGCAGGTAATCTTTTTTATGAGCAAATGCAACCTTATTATGCAGAACAGGAAGATGACTTAAGGACAAACCTTGAGACACGATTGCTTGCTCAGGGACGCTTAGGTTCCACAGGCGGTAGAGATCAAATGTCTGCTTTAGAGGAAGGTATTCTTAAGGGACAAGCTCAAAGACGTAACCAAGGTTTTTCACAGGCTCAGTCTTTAATTTCTGCACTCTTAGGTCGTGAAAGTGCCGACATTGGAACTGCTACGGGTCTTCTTAACGTACCTATACAACAGGCTAATATTGGTAGAGGAATTGGAGGAAGTATAGGTAACTTAGCCGCTCAAGGTTTAGCGTCACGTAGTTCCGGTCAACAACAACTTGCGGCTACATTAGGAGCCAGTGGTTCAAGCATGGGAGACTTACTCACAAGAGCAGGGGGACTGTTTAAACCTCCTGTAAAAAATCAAGGTGTAACTCTTAATCTTCAAGGATTGAGAACATAATGGCAAAACTAAATAGTACAAATCTTCCTGATTGGTTAGCTCAGTGGGCTATGAATAGAGGTGCTATAGAAAACCCCTCTACTTCAGTAGCGTCCAGTGGTCTTTTTGACCAACCTGTAATTCGCAGACGTAGACCTGTTGAGAGTATAGATGACGGAAGTGATGATAGTTGGATGTATGAAACATCTCCTGTATTAGATTCATATCCTACAAGTTGGGAAGATGTCGGAAGAGACCTAAGTAATATTCCCGGTCAGTTCATGGAAGATATAACAGAATTTGGAAATTCATTAATAGACGGTGCTTCCAGTATGTTTAAAGATGCTGGAAAATCTATAGAAAAAAGTACAGAACAAAAAAAAGAAACAGGATTATTAGGTACAATAAATCAATTACCTGATACTATTATGAGGGGTCTTCTTGGGGACACAACAGTTAATTTTTTAGACAAAGTAGGAAACCAAGGAAGTACAGGTAGTTTTATGAGAGGGGCTAATGATAAAACTTTACCTATGAGTGCTAGAGTTGCAGGTGGTTTAGGAGCAGGTATGTCTTTGTTAATGCCGGGAATGGGGGCAACAGGCGTAGGTCTCTTTGGTGGTATAGCAAATGCTATGGGATTTCATCACGATTTTGACCCAAGGTATGAATCAAACTTATCTTACAATCCCGAATCTGGAAGAATATCTTGGGATTCAGCTTCTCATCCCGGAGGTGGTGGTCATCAATATGGTGATCTAAACAATCAAAATTTTTTTGAGGCTAACCCAGATCAGTATTTTAAGGTTGATGGAATGGGTTACATGACGGGACGGGATTTAGCTACAGGAGCTATTCCGTGGGAGCAATTCGATCAAGAAATTGTTTCAAATTTTGATGATTATACAACAGATTTTAACACTAATACCCCATTTGGTTTCCAAGATTTTGGACAGGGAGATCATAACGTAACAAACCAACAAGCCCTTGCTCAGTATAATCGTGATGGTACAGGAGCTATACAAAACGAAGCAGGTGCTATAGCGGAAAGGTCTGATGTAGGTTATAATAGACAACAAACAATAGCTAATGTAATAGCAGATTTTACTAACGAAGGAATAGACATGGATTGGGATAGCACAGAGGCTAGTGATTTTTCTGGAGTAGGTGATGATGGTTTATCGTTTGATTGGTCTGATGATGATTGGACACTATAATAATACAAGGAGTGATTTATAATGGCTAGTAAATTTGCAGGATTATTTGGTGGAGCTTCACCGGGGGACATAAGAAGTCTCATGGAACAGGAGAACCAAGCAAGAGTGCGTCAAGCCTTCCTAGACCAAACAAAAGCAGGTGGTGGACCATTAGCGGCTAATGCGGCAAGATACCGTGAGCAGGGCCTACAGGGGCTAGACAGGATGCTTGGAGCAGGTGCAGGTATGATGGGTATGGAAATACCTCAAGACCCTCGTATGGTCAGAGCAAGCAAAAGAGAAAAAGACAAGAATGAGATTTTACGTGTTCTTGATGGTTATATGACAGATGATGATGTAATAGATGAGCAGGAAATGCAACAGGGCTGGTCTTTACTTATGTCAAGAGGGTATCAAGACGAAGCCAAAGAGTTTAGAGCTATGGCTGAAATGATGGCAAGAAAAGAGATTGCTAAAGGTAAAGCATCAACTGATAAGCGTTCTCTTAGTAAAACTAAGTTAATTCAAGATAGAAACGGTAATAAGTATTTTACACGAATGGAATCTGTAGGTGGCGTAAACAAAACTATTTACGCCCCTCTTAACGCAAACGCTCCAAAAGTTCCTGTAGGCACTGGTGCTGAAATACAAGTTATTGATGATAATGTAGGGCAAACAGGAGATGTAAAATTACAAAGAGCATTAGACAAAGCTGGGTTTAAATCAGACTTAAATAAAGAAGAAGCAAAACTTAAACAAAAACTTGCAGTTGAAGAGGCTTTATTAAAAAAGAAAAATGAAACTCAGTTTGAAACTCGTAATAAATACGTAGCCGCTGGTGTAAAAGCTAGAAGATCGAGGGAAAATGTAAGTACAGCTTTAGCATTATCAAAAAGAGTTAAGACGGGTGGTTTAGCTAGTGTTGAAGCTGATGTAAAAGAATTTTTTGGAGTTCTTCCAGCAGACACTGGTGACTTTAATTCTAGAACGGGAAATTTAATTTTATCTGTTTTAAAAGATTTATTAGGAGCAAGGCCTACAGACGCAGATTTAAAATTTTTAGTTAATAAAATGGCTGGTATGGTTAAATCTAAAAAAGTAAATATACGATTATTAGAATCTGCTTTAGATAAAATAGACAACACTGTTGCTATAGGAGATTGGTGGTCGGAAGAAAAAAATGCTAAGAAAAATTTAAGTGATTTTAATGTTTCATTAAGTAAAAAAGGAGTAGGAACTCCTAATAGTAGAACTTCTCCTTTACAGTTACCTTCTGGTAAAAATTTTAACGAATGGTACAACTCTTTACCCCGTGGTAGTTTTTATGCAGACCCAAGCGGTAAAGCAAGGGAGAAAAAATAATGGGTTGGCAAGATGATGCAATAGTTACTGCTCCTGTTACTCAAGGAGGACAAGAACCTTGGAGGTCTGATGCGTTAGTTAATATGCCTCCAGATAAAAATACTGCATTAGATTGGCTAAAAAATAACATGGCTACTCCGGGTGGAATAGGGGGGTCTATTGCTGGAACAGTTATAGGAATAAAAGGTGGTCCACCGGGAATGATAGCTGGTGGGATTATTGGCGGTGCTTTAGGGTCAGGAGGAGGTTCTATTGCGTCTGATGTAATGATGGATCGTGACATTAACTTTACTAAAGCCCTTACCGAAGCTGGTATTTCTTTAGGTATTGATCTTACTACTTTTGGATTAGGAAGATATATAGCCAGACCTGCATTTGAATGGGCTAAAGCCGCTTTTAAGAAAGGTACTCCTGTTGAAGACATAGCAACAGAATTAGCAAGAAGGGCAGAAGAGGCTAAAAGAGCAGGGATGACTGATGACGCTATTGAATCCCAAGAAATATTAGCTGAAAGAGGTTTATCTTTAACTCCTTTTCAAGCAGGTCTTGGAGGAAAATGGGATATAGCTAAAGAACTCATAGGTAGAACTGGTATTCTTTCTAAGAATGTTTTTGATGGACAAAGTAAACAAATTAGAGAACTTGTTCAAGAAAGAATGGCATTAGTTTCTGGTAATCAAACAGGTTTATCTGATGATTTAGTAGGGCAGGGTGTATCACAGGCTTGGCAAGCAGGGAGAAAAGCTTTAAATAATTCTTACGGAGAGTCATTAGATAAAATAGGTAACCTTGTTGCAGGTGGAAAGTTTAAATTATCAGTTTTGTCTGATTCTATTGATAACTTTGTTAAAAAGAACTCAGACGAGTTAGGGGATTCAGAACTTTCTAAAGAAACAATGAGTATAATTTCAGATTTAAAAGGGAGATTAACGGGAAATACAGTAGCTTCTGGACGTTATTTAATACAGTTTGAAAAGCGTTTAAACGGTTTAATAGAAGAAGCTTCTAAGGACAGCACTAAAGCAGTAACTGAACTTCAGTTAGTCAATTTAAAAAAAGAAGTCCAAGGTGTTATTTCTCAACAAATGGACAACATGGGTAAAATGTCACAAAAAGCTGTGGATGCTGGTACACAGTACAGAAAGTTACAGTCAGACTATAGTGGTGTTATAAATTCTTTATTTCCAAAAATAAACGATACGTTTGTTAAATCAGCAAAACAAGAATCATACGTTTCTTTGGGAGCTATGTTTGCTCGACCCGGAAAAGTACAAAATGTACAAAAGGCTTTTAAATCTATTGACGAAGCTTATAAATTAATTACACCTGACGTTGCTAAAGGTATGATGTTTAAAACAGCTAAGGAAGCTAAAGATGCTATTGCACAAGGGTATCTTACAAAGACTATGCCTGACATAGCTAATGCTGATTTTAATCTACGAGCTTTTAAAACAGTAGCTAAACAATTAAAAAATCCTACAGAAGCTAAAAGATTAAGAGTAATTTTAGGTCGTAACTTTGAAAGTTACAGAAGAACAGTTAATTTAATGGTCACGGCAAATAAAAAACCTGCTTCTGGATTAGCCTTATTATTCTTGCGTGGTAAGGAGTACGCGGCTGGTGCTGGTTTAGCTGGAGGACTTTTAACTGGTGCTTTAGATACCGCTGTAGCAGGTGCTAGTGCAATAACAATTTTAGGAACTCCTTACTTTTTAGCTAAGGCGGCTACTAATCCTAAAACAATTAATAAGTTAATTCAAATAAACAAGTCTCCTCCGAAGAAAGCTTTAAGAATAGGAGCTATGTTAGCTAATGATTTTTTAGATGAAGCAATAGCTGAAGGTATGCCAGATGAGAACCTAATGCAGATGCTTAAAGGATATGATAAAATGAGTACGATTGAGTAATGGCATCTTCTTCGGACAACATTAGAAGAATGATGGCTGAAGCTAAACAAGCTGAAGCTACAAGAAAAAGAATGGCAGGTCTCTTTGGCAAAGCGTATGACGAAATGCCTTGGTACGATAAAGCCGCTTTATATACCTCTCCTGTTCCAGTATTAGGAGATGTAGTGGGTCTAGGAGCAGATGCAGTAACTTTTGCTAAAGAACCTACATGGACAAACGCTAGTTTAGGATTAGCTGGTTTGCTACCTTGGGTTCCTTCTGCTGGAATAACAAAAACCATAGCAAGGGCTTTACCTAACGCTCCTAATTTTTTAGATGGTTTTTATTCAGGCAAGGGTGGTAAATTAGGGCAAAAATTAACGGCAGGTGTGGGGGCGGCAAAAGGAGCAAAAAACCTTTTTAAAGCAAGATATTCCCCTACTGGTAGAGGTTTGTGGAGTGAGGGTCTTTCTTACACAGATAATCTAGTAGCCAAACAAGCACTAAATGTTATAAAAAAAGCAGATCAATCTACACAAGAAGGAAGAAGAATAGCCAAACAAGCCGCTAAAAAAGCTATAGGTCAGTTTGACCAATCAACTTTAATGTCACGACAGATGAAGCAACCTTCTAAATTTCACAAAATTACTGAAGGAGTAGATAATGTAGGGTTTTCCCCTAACTTTTCTGCTGATGATTACGCTTCAGTTCTAGGAGGAATTAAAAAAACAGGGTTGAATGAAGCAGAATTAAATTCAGTTTTTAATGTAATAAAAACACTCCCTGCTATTGGGTACGATTCTACAAAAAAATACCAACTAGCGGTAAGAAGAACGTCTTCACAGGCAGGTGGAGATTTAGAAAGCCCTGTTAGGTTAAATAGAAGATTATTTGGAGGTTCTACTTTAGACGATTTAAAGAAAATATTTGGGGGTGTTAAAGAAAAAGGTGTGTGGAAACACGGTAAGTCAAAAAGTTTTAAAACAGATAAAGAGTTTTTAGAGGCATTACAAGAAGCAAAAATTGATGTTAAAAATCCAAAAGAAGTTTTAAAAGGGATGCCAGCAGTAGTCACTGGAAGTACAAAATCAGATTCTTACGTTTTAGGAGGAGTTAATTACATGACTTCTATTAATAAAAAAGGAAAATTAACTAGTTTTGTTAACGATGAGCATGACCTTTTTAATCAAAAAATGCCAAAAGGTGACAGGATGTTTACTGTTTCAACCCCTATAAAAGTAAACTTACTTACTAGTAAAAAACCTGTGCCTAAAGTAAATAAACCAAAACAAATAGCGGCTGAAAAATCAATGAATAAATTAAAAGAATATTCTGGTGTTGATTTGTCAACGCCTGTCCCTAAAGGAGTCACCAGAGAACAATTAAGTAGAATACAGGCAGTAGCTAATACTCCTTTTAAAAAGGATTACTCAAGAGTTGCAGTAGAAGCAGGTATGTTTGCACCGGGAAGGGCTTCTAAACCTGTAGGAAGAACTGATACAGACCCAGATAAAATGATAGAATATGAAAACTTAGTTAATCAATTAGACCTCTCAAGAGGTGGATTTGGAGTACGTTAAATGTCAATAAACTACAGAGGAATAACATTCTCAGGCCATAATAAGCCAAAAAGAACCCCTAATCATAAGACAAAATCTCACGTAGTCTTAGCTAAATCAGGGGATAAAGTAAAGTTAATTCGATTCGGACAACAGGGAGTAAGCGGTGCAGGTTCCAATCCTAAGACACCTAAAGAAAAAGCTAGGCGTAAATCTTTTAAAGCTAGGCACAAAAAGAACATCGATAGAGGAAATATGTCAGCGGCTTTTTGGGCTAACAAAACAAAATGGTAATGTTCCTCAGTATTTAACAGGTAAGGTAAATTTACATGGTAAAGAAATTAACGAAAAGACAAACAGATACTTTAGCAAAACACCGTAAACATCATACAAAAAAACATATGGATTTTATGAAGACTCGTATGAAGAACGGTAGTACATTTACAGCCGCACATAAAGCCGCAATGAAAAAGGTAGGAAGATGATTAAATTTTTTAAAAGTATAGTGTGTGCTGTTTTATGGCACGATCTAAAAGGAGAAGAGAGGGGAATATGTAGACGCTGTGGTAAAATAATTATTCCAATACGTTAATTTTAACAAGGTAACTTACGATACCATTAGAAAAGATAGCTAGACCTACGCTATTAATTACAATCAAAGCTCTATCGTTCCACACAATAGACACATAGGTCCACCCTATAATGCCTATAATGTGAAAGATTAAATTGTACGGGTATATGTTTTGGCTAGTGAGTATCATAGCTAAAATTAATATTATAGTAGATACCCACTTAACCTTCCATGTTAAATTCTTTTCTTTATTCACAAGATTTTTGACCTGTCTGTGGGTCTATAAAACAAGCTTCTGCTTGAGGTTCTTCCTTAACTTCATTAAGGATACCGTATCTTTTACCGTCTGCTCTGAAGGTAGTTATCCCTTTACATCCTTGTTTCCAAGCATTAAAGTACAACTCTTTGAACTCATCGAAGTTAACACTACTGCCTACATTACAGGTCTTAGATACAGCACTGTCAATGTATTTTGACACTAAAGACAGAACAGATAAGTGTTCGTCAGCACTAATGTCATTAGCAGTCCTACCTTCTACACCGTGTTTAAACGCATAGTCTTCTACTCTTTGTATCTGATGACCATCAAATTCCTGTATAGTTCTATCATAAAACAAACTAAAGGGTGGTTCTATACCTGAACTTACGTTATCTGCGGTCAAGCTTATTGTACCTGTGGGTGCTATAGAAGTCAGATGTGAGTTACGTATA